CGGCCACCATCTGAGCCATCGCCTTGCTAAGAACAGAGCTATTCGTAGGTCTAGTAGCGACGACATTGGACAAGGTAATCTTAGTTTTTGTCTGGTCTGTTGAGCAACGTACCATCTCAGTGACACGAGCTCTAATCAGAAGACCTCCTGCAAAGTGTTCGTCAGTTAAGAAGATAATATCACCAATACGAATATCATTACGTTGCAGAACTACAGCCGAGTTTAACTCAATCTCCCATGTTGTAACAGGATACATGTAAGTCTTCAACATCTTAACCGCATAAGCCCAGGCTTGTTTGTAATCCGTGAATTCGGTCTTTACATCACGCACAATCCAGTTATCACAGTTCTCACGTTTGTTTAGTGAGGGGTATAACCTAGCCGATATAGGGGCGTAAATAGTGGTAGCGTTACGAGTACAGTAGATCTCGTTATGAACACCATCTGCCGCCTTAACCTCTCTAGCCTTAGGCTGTTTGATGTAATTACCGTCTTTGTCACGAATACGGATAGCGGAGAAGAGGTTGGTTTTGTCCTCTTTCTTCACTACCGATATAATATCCCGACCCATCTCAAGGCGGATATCGGTACGCACCCGACCAAGACCATCTTCACGATCATCCGAGAGAGCACGGGATTTATAGACATTTAGCTCATACTTATCGATTTGTCCTCCCTGATTAAGATAGGTACGAATATCCATCTCACAATCAAAGGCTTCGACAAGCTTGATAATACGGGCTAGACAAGTGTCATCATCAGACTCAAACTTAAGAGTAAGTTTTGTGTCACGAACGTCGCAACGACCCAAGTCAATCTTAGTAAACCTGAATAGCCCCATAATATCAGCGTACTCGAGAAATGTATGAGCTTCTTTTGATTCGTATGCTCGAACCTTCTCATTAAGAAGTTCAAGATTTGCTGAGTTGCACTCGAATTCAATTGTGGTATTGGTCTCTTTACGGTTTATAACACTGAAGACATAATCTCGACCATCGTCTTGGAATGAGATATAGCAATCAGAGGTCATTTGCTCAACTCTAGGGTTAAGTTTACCGTTCAGATACTTATCAACCTTAAAGTTAAAGGTTGAAGAACCCTTACCACAGTATTCATGGAACTCTTCGTCATAATACTTAAGAGAACCAGGTACATCATTGTTTATATGATCGATGATATTCATAGCATTGTCATGAATAGTCAACTGCCATGCAGGTTTTGCAATCATTTTGAAGTTTTGGCCCTCCTTTCTTACAACCAGGTTTCATCCCATTCTATAGTCACATCAGGTGCTTGTTCGCAGAAGTCAGATGAATGAACTTCTAGCTTAGACTCACCCGGAGGGATTGAGAAGTAGCGGGAACCGTTAATGAGGTCGCCAGCGGCAGATACACCAACCTTAGATGATGACGGATTAGCTACGAACGACACCTTGCCTTGTTCCATATCTACTACAATCTCACTACCCTTAGCATATTTGTTAGGGACTAGGTCATAGCGTTCGGCATTATTCTTAACGAATCGAATGGATTGGATACATAGCGTGTCTAGTGACCCTACGCCATCTCTTTCACCTTTATAACGCCCAGCCATAACCCAAATCTTAGTACAAGTTAGGTATTCTTTAGACGGGTCATTCAACGTCTTAGGGATACCATTATAAGAGAAGGTCAACTTAGGCCCTTCCTTGATAATATAAGCATCACCAGTACGACTATTAAAAGCTACGTTTGGTCGAGGTTGACCAGGTTCGTTGTTGTTGGCACCGAAGCTATTCATCTCACGCTGATAAGTAGCACCAGAGTGGATATCACCCAGTGAGAATGACTGCCACGTGATTTCCCCTGAGGTATCCGGCTTCTCAATAGTATAAGCACAAATAACATGATTGTCATCGGTCATAAACATAAGCGATAGCGCTCCTGATTGACCAAAGGCAGACTCCCAGACTTTCATGTTGAAATCACAACGCCAGTCTTTAGCGCCCTTGACGCCAGTCTTGTCATTAGGGAGAACGTATTCGTAAATACCACAGCCCCAATCGCGACCGACACCCTTACTACCCTGACCATTCCAATGGAGACCAGGAGCAGGATATGATTGTCCACCAAGACCTTTCTCACGCCAACCAAGTTTAAGTCCACCGATTTCAGCATGACTAGCAAAAGGTAGAGGCGAAATGTTCTGGTAGCGGCTTGAGACTTCTGTAAACTTAGCCCATTCCGCTTTATCTTCGGGTTTAATATCAATTAAAGTATGTGATTGGTTGAACTGACCTGAGGCAACCCGAGTACCTGCGACATCAGCTAGACTTGTACCGATTTCCATAATACCATTCTGGTTTACAAGTCCGATCCAACCATTGTCTGAATTGTTATGAACCCTAATCTTAGGGTACGCCGGAGCAGACCCTGTATTGTTTAGAGTTATTTTGACAGTTTTCCCTTCTTTAGTGAGAGACCCAATGTCGGAGGTAGTGGTGGACGAGTTGAGTACCTTGGTAACTTCTGAGTGAAGCAGTCCATCGGGTACGTCAAACGCTATTGAGACAGTAACCTTACCGGCCTTGATATCTTCTGAGAATTTAGTAACCCCCGTGGCCACGGCCATATAGTATTTACCATCTTGGTCATCGAACTGCAATTTCTTAGGCCCATTTGGACAGTCTAATGCTCTGGCTAGCTTAGTTCTAAGGGCTAGGAAATCAACAGGACCTCCGCGTAATGTAGCTTCCACATTGATAGGATATGTCGCTCTATGGGCCGATACCCAGGTCTTACCAAAACGACCGACGCCGGCGGAATACGAATGTTCCAAACCGGCACCAGCGTTACGTTCTACCTTAGTTACAGCATCAAAGAGTTTACCAATATCAACTGCTTCAGCACCCTCACCAAAGATTATGGAGAAATAGTTCTCATCTCTCATATCGTTGGTAATACTCCATCTAACATATTTAGTCGATCGTTATAGGAACGTTGTGCATCAGCCATGCCTGGAGCAAGAGCCCGATTAACGAGGTCTTTATCCATAAATACAGGACTAACCCGGTCTTGAGCAAGGAGCTCGTTACCAACAGTTCCGACTTCTGCAAGAGTCTCAAGCTTACGATCAAGAGCATTAAGACCTTTAACTACTTCATCAATAGAATATCTATTGTTTGCTTGCGCCCTTGTAGCAGGGTTAAGCGCAGAGTAATTTACTCCGCCTGATAGGTTAAGTGAACCAGCACCGCTCCAGTTATATCCATCGAGATTTGTTGTATCGAGGACAGGAGTAATTGTTGGGTTCATATCCATATTCTCATCCAGATATCCGGTCATAGTCTCCATAGAAGACTGAACGAATTCGTTGACCTTATCCATGTTTGAGGAAATAGCTTCCATAGATTTAGTAGAACCTAAACCTCCAGCAAATTCCTTAACAATAGCAAGACCTGAACGGAATACGCCACGCCATCCGTCACCAGAGAAGACCCCTTCTTTGGCTGGAGATTGTGGTTGGTGATGTTTAACCTTGGAGTTAACCTTAGCCATAGCCTCATCAACTGCCTTAAGCGCTGCTTGGGAAGCAAGACCTCCAGCAAAGGCCTTCGTGATAGCCTCACCAGAGTTAGCTGCAGTACCGGTACCTTTAAGACCGCTTTGTGCAGACTTATTAACCTCTCCTGCCGCCTTAGACGCTTTACCTTTATTCTCATCAGACTTAAGGTTGTTGGCATAAGACGTTACTGATTTATCAGCAGAGTCCTTACCATCAAACTTCATAGCCTTCTGAGCAGTATCCGCAACTGTCTTAGCTGAGCTTTCAGCGGTAGTCTTACCATTACCGATGGTATTACTATAGTTAGTCATACCAGTACCAGCGAGGTTAATACCAGGCGCAAAGTTACCCAAGGTAGTGTTCAGGTTTTGTTGCGTTGTGGTCGCCTTAGCATTTACATCGCCAGACATCTTGTCCATAGATGCACCAACCTTAGTATTAGCGTCATCAACAGCGGCTGCCGCTTTATCACCCATACCTTCGATCGGTTTAGCGTACTCATCCATGTTCTCTTGAGAGATACCAGCAAAGTCACCAGATGCTAGTTTATCTAACATCTCTTGATTGATTTCACCAGTCTTAACGCCAGCCATAGCCTTAGTGATGTCTAATTGACCACCCATGTGCTCGTTGAGTTTAGTGAATGCCGAGCTAATAAGACCGGTATCGAAGCCTTGGCCGTTATTAGAAAGACCTTCTTCAACAGCCTTCTTAACTTGGTCACCGCTTTCCTTAGCCTTCTCTTTGGCCGTAAGAACTCCGTTAGCATAATCAAATCCTGCAGCTTCTGCAATATATTTGATTTGGTTCTCGGACATACCCAGTTCGGCCATCTTGGACAATAGTTTACCTGCTTCTTGTGCAGAAATTGAACCATTTTGAAGTCCTTTGATGAATTCTTCAGGGCCTTGGATGCCGAGCTGAGAACAGTAGATACGGAAGCTATCCAAACCGTCTTTACCTGATGCAGCAAAGCGACGAGCAGCTTCTGCTTCTTCCGGCCCAAGCGCATCCATGGTTTCAATGGCTTTCTTTATACCTTCTTCTGTTGCGATTGACGGATAGTCTTTGAGTTCATCCAAAGCTTTACGACCGGACTCAGCCATAGCCTTAAACGCTTCATCGACTTTAGGGGTCATCTCCTTGACCTTATCACCAATGAATGGGATATTCTCCATAGACTTCAGCATCAGGACGGTCATGATACGAAGGCCTTCTAGGATAACCTCAGTGAGTGCCTCGACCATCTCTAGACCAGCCATAACAAGAACATTCTTATTATTTCTAATCCATTGTGCAACTTGGAGCAAACCTTGTAGGAATGCATCACAGAATTTAGTAAACCAACCTGGCATAGCCTCTGTTAATTTAATAACGGCTTCGCCTGCGATTGTTACGAGTGTTTCGGCAACCTTAGCGGACATTGATAGAATACCTTCAAGGAACCCACCTAGGAGACGAACCCCTACTTGGATAATACGCCCAATATTACCTTCTACACCTTCAATGAAACCAACTACGATACCTGTTACAACACCAGCTGCAACACGCCCCATATCATCAGCACCCTTGGCCGCTTCTTTGAAGAATTTAGCGACGTTTTCGCCACCTTCGGCGCCAAGCTTAGACGTTGTGGTTATCATGTCATTCATAGCTTGGATAAAGCCAGTAGCGGCATTAAGGAATCCAGCTAGCGCATCCGCGGCAACTTTTACACCCAAACCAAGAAGCAAGAAACTTCCTGCCAGGACAGCGACGCCGGCCATACCCATTGTAGAATTACCTAATACACCACCGATAACGGCAAGACCTGCCACAATCGCACCGAGAACACCGACTTTAGTCCAGATATCATCAACTGGAATTTGGGTTAGCATTTGCATACCAAGAGCGGCAACAACGACCGACCCAACTATTACACCTAAAGCGAGCAAACCGTCTTTCTTAATCTTTTCGGCAAGTTTGGCAAGACCGACAAAGCCGAGCATGACAGCGCCTAAGGCAACGACCGCGGTAACGACATGACCTAGGTCTGTATTCATCTGACTTAGGATAAATAGACCTGATGCCGCTACTACGACCTCAGCTGCGATTACACCTAGACGTCTAATACCACGAGAGGTTCCGTCTCCGGCAACTGCACCATCACCAAGCTTCATAGCAAGCAATGAGAATAGACCTACAACGATAGTAATACCGCCCAAAGCATTCATGAACGTATCAGGATTAGGCATCTTGCCTAATTCTCCTGCAAGTTCCGACATCATTTTGAACAAAAGTATCATACCGCCAAACATCACAAGAGCGTTCTTAGCGAATGATTGCTTAGAGTTGTCAAGTTGGCCAAATGCAAAGGTCATGGCTGCCATAACACCAAGCATGGCTAATACAGCCGCACCACCCTTAAGTAAGACATCGGTTTTCATCTCACCGAGGGTCTGTATGGTAGCGGACATCTTCTTAATAGCAGACGCCATAGCACTAAAGGCGAATACTGAAGCAAACTTAGTACCTTGCATCTTAGATGTTGCTAATACAACAGCCGTGATACCAAGGACAATAGCCGCCATACCGGAAATACCCTTTAGTAATGTCGGAATATCCATAGAGCCAAGCGCCGCAATAGACGGAACGATGTTCCTAATCGCATATGCCATACCTACAAAGGTGAGGAATGTTACTGCAATCTTCTGAGTACCACGAACCGTATTACCTTGTAGTTTATTCATGATAGCCATTGATGTAAACATCGCGGCAAGCAAGAGACTTACACCAATAATACCCTGAAGACCCTTCTTCCAGTCCATATTACCAAGTAAGGCAACAGAAGCGGTAAGTAAGAGAATCGAACCAGCGATACCCAACATACCAAGCATAGCTTGTTGCATATTACGTACTCTAGCAGGGTTGAACTTCTTGGTCGTCCTAGATAATGTAAGATAGAATATCTCAAACACCACTAGAACTCCAGCTAAACCACCGAGACCAACTAAGAGTTTATCGGCAGGAATAGTTGAAAGGAGCCATAATGACGCCACCAATACACCGATAGCAATAGCCATAGCCTTGATGTTTTGGAGACGTGCTTTTGCTCTAAAGAATGAACCAATCCAACCGAACATAGCGGTAAGTGAGCCGACTACAGTCTTAGGCCCGTGTGTTAAACTTTTGAAGAAATCGCCAAACATGTCTTTCATAGTAAGGACACGTTTACGAGTATTCCAAAGAACTGCGATAGCCGCTGCTAAAGTTAAGATACGTCCGATAGACTCAGAATTCTCTTTGGTAAATGGTTTAAGCCCTTCGCTAAACATGTTGGCCATAAGCTTGGCCATGTCGCCAATAGTCTCGAAGATACCTTTAGTCTTGTTATGAATATGGTCCACATCATCACTAAGTTCGTTAATACCAGACTTAGCTTTCTTCATATCATTTTGACCGAAGTCAAGAGGCGATTTATCGTCAGCATGAGCGGTTGTTACACCAAATAACTTAGTAAAGGCATCCCATACGTCTTTAACGGACTCAATAATCTTACTAAATGTCTTACCGATACCGTCTCCGATTTGTTTAACCGAGTCGCCGAAGTTCTTGAATGAGAAATCAACACCTTTAAAGTTAGATGAGAAATCGCTAGCAAACTTCTTGACATTGTTCCAAATATCAATAAGGAATTTCTGAACGTCTTCTGGTAGCGAACCGAAGAACTGTTTAAACCATGGGCCGNGAAGTTCTTGAATGAGAAATCAACATCTTTGAAGTTTGATGAGAAATCACTAGCGAACTTCTTGACATTATTCCAAATATCAATCAGGAACTTCTGAACATCTTCTGGTAGAGAACCGAAGAACTGCTTAAACCATGGACCAAATGTAGACTTAAACCAATCGATAA